AAAGAGGTGTCTAGTCTAGCATCAATCTTACTGTTAGCAGGGAGCAGATAAGGGTGTTGAAGTGTAAATAGTGAAGTATGTACAGGATGATGCACCCAACCCGGATGCGAAGAACGAAGACGGTTCTGACAAGTATCCTCTGGGTGAGTATGATCCACAGTACATCCGCGATATGGCGCGTCATACCATAGACAAGGAGTGGACAGCACGGAAGGAACAGGAAGCACAAGAAACTGCTCAGCGTCAGGAAGATGCTGCCCGCGAAGCCCTACAGGCTCAGTGGGTAGAGAAGCTTACCCCGATGACTGAACAGCACGAAGACTTTATCGACAAAACGATGGGTCTGGAAAGTGCATTCGATGGACTCGATCCGGCTTATAGTGACTATCTTGTCACGACTATTAAGTCTCTGGAATACGGTCCTGAGGTGTTGTACTACTTTGCCAATAACTTGGATGAAGCCAAGCAATTTGTGCAGGGCGGACCACTAGCAGCTACGCTTGCTCTTGGTGAAATCAACGCAATGTTCAAAGGGACTACTCGGAAAGCCGAACCCAAGGTATCCAAGGCTCCGCCACCTCCGCAGGTCAATAAAGGTTCTAAGACCCGCACGGCGATCAACCCGGATACTGATGATCTTGACGCCTTCTCTGACATGTTCTTTGTCAAGAAGAAGGGGTAATCTCTATCCAAAAAGGAAGTAATAAATTATGGCTGTTCAGGTAGATCAAGCCAAGCTGGTCCTCAATTCGTTTGCCGCTATTTTCCAGAACGCTCTGCGTTCGGCGGACCTCGTTACGTGGAACCAGTATTCTGGTGAAATGAATGACCGAGACGCATTTACTGTCTCGGAACAGGTTGGTCCCCGCTATACGGTTACTGAAACCGTTAACGGTGTTGCCGATCTGACTTCGGGTGTTCAGGATACCGTCTTCGGTTCCGAACAATTCACGGTTAACCGCACCTTCGGCACTTCGATGGGTTGGAGCGATTGGCAGGCTATTCGTGACATCGACACCGCTCGACAGAATGTCGCTCTTAAGAATGCAGCTATCCAGCTTGCTGAAAAGATCGACAAGCACGTTCTTGATGCCATCTCGACCGCATCGAGCAACTGGGTTACGACCACGCCTGCTGGTGGTATCTCGGACTTCGGTGATATGGCGGCTGGTTTCACCCGTCTAATGGAAGAAGGTGTGGACGAGTCGGACCTCCGCTCGATGCTCGCCTATCAGGACCGTGAAGCTCTGTCCAACACCATCGTTGCCTATCCGGCGACTGATAGCCTCTCAACCACGAACTTCCCTAAGGGCTTCGAGGGTGAGATTAACGGCATCCCGACCGCGTTTACCCAGCAGCTCCCGCTGTTGACCACGGGTACTCGCACGAACGGTGCCATTAACGGTGCTGCTCAGAACGTCAACTACAAGGCCGTCTCGACCTCCGCTGCTCCGGGCCAGTACATGTCCCAGACCATTGCGGTTGACGGTCTCGGTGCGAACGCTACCGTCAAGAAGGGCGAAGTGTTCACCGTTGCCAACGTGTTTGCTTACGATAACCGTGCTCAGCAGAGCCTTGGTCGTCTGTCGCAGCATGTGGTTGTGGCTGACGCAACTGCCGATGGTGCTGGTGCTATCGCTGCTCTTCGTGTCTTCCCGGCGTTCATCGTTCCGGGTTCGGGTACGGGTGGTGACATCAACGTCAACACGGCTCACGCCACTGTGACTGCGGCTCCGGCTGACAACGCAGTGATTACTTGGGTTGGTACGGCTGCGACTGCTTACAAGCCTCGCTTCATTATCCAGAAGCAGGCTGTTGTGGTCAACACCAAGGACCTGATTATGCCTGCGACCGGCGAGGCTTCTCGCAAGTCGCTCAGTAAGGTCCCGGTCTCGGTTCGTATGTGGCGCGACTCCTCGTTCGCTACTGGCGATCACCGTGTTCGGTTCGACGTTGCGCTTACGGCTAACATCCGTGATCGTCGTCGGATTGTCCGCATCAACCAGAGCTAAGCTCTTGAAATATGTCCCTCCCCTCTGGCTTTATAAAGCTACGGGAGGGATTTCTACAAGAGCTGTTAATACACAGGGATAAAGAATGACGACTGTCGCCCAAATCATTACAGATGCGTACCAGCTCCCTAATATTGTTGCGATGTCAGCTATCCCCACAGCAGGAGAGCAGGCTAAAGGGCTTCGCTATCTGAATAGGATTTTTAACAGTACTTTAGGTAATGAGTTGGGTGGCAGTCTTTCTTCGTATAATCTCGGTCAGACTGGCTTGATTAGCTCTGAACATACTTCACTATTTACACTTCAACACCCTTATCTGCTCCCTGCTAACAGTAAGATTGATGCTAGACTAGACACCTCTTTGACGGTTTACTTGAACCCTAATCCGATGGATGGGGAGCGAGTTGCGGTACAAGATGTTGGCGAGACTTTTGCCTCCAATGTCTTGACTATCTCGGCAAACGGTAAGAAGATTGAGAACACCTCTTCGGTAGTTTTGACAACTAGCGGCACAAACTCTGCTTGGTTCTATAGGGCTGATTTAAGTAACTGGGTGAAAATCACGAACCTCGAACTATCTGATGAGTTCCCTCTGCCGCCTGAGTTTGAAGAGTATTTTATCACGATGCTCTCCCTACGCCTGAGCGCCTCAGAAGATGTGGGAATGACTTCCTCTATCCAGTACATCATGAAAGAAGTCGCTAAGAGGATGAGGGCAAGATATAAGCAAACGGCAGCGGTAGACCTCCCCTCTGGGCTTGTCTACCTGACAGCACGCACACATCACCCGTTGAGTGAGTTTAATTATGGTTAATATTCCTCTTGGTCTTGGTGATTGGGGTTCGGTTACTCAAAATATGCCACGACTTAAACTTCGTAATATGTATGTTGTCGCTAACCCGGCCTCACCCGACCAAGTTTCAAGAGTCTCTAGACCCACCCTCACTACTGCGTTTACTGTTGGTGCTGGTCCTATTTATACTATTTGGTCTCAGCCTAATATCCTAAACGGCGATATGTTGGTTGTATCTGGCAACGGGCTTTACCGTGTAAATAGCACAACAAATGCAGCTACTTTTATAGGCTACCTCCCCGGAACCAGTCGCGTAGATATTGCTGGTACTCAGTTGATTGGTCAGCCCGATTTTATTTTTCTGGTTAGGGAAGGTATTCTATACCACACAGATGGTTCAACAATCTCTATCGTAGATATCCCTGATGACCAAGCCGTTTCGTCTATTACAACCCTTAACGGTTATTTCATCTTCTCGATTAGCAATACGCAGAAATTCTACTGGCTCGGACCGGGCAGTACTGAGGTAGATGCGCTTAACTTTGCATCGGCAGAGCGAATCCCTGACCCAATCATCTCGGTGAATGTGGTTGCAGATGAGGTCTGGTTTCTGGGTCTTTCAGGCCCGGAGGTGTGGACACCTACAGGCGATCTTAATGCCCCCTTCCAAAGGGTTTCAGGGCGTGTCTATAAAGAAGGATGCCATACAAGAGACTCTGTTGTAGCTACTGCTGTTAACGGGCTACCTGCTCTGTTGTGGATTACAGACACTAAAGCAGTTGTTAAGGCTCAGGGCGCTCCTACCAAGATTAGTAACGAGTCTGTTGAAGAGCTTCTTAAAACGTCAGATAATCTCTCTGCATGGTTGTTCAGATATAACAGGCACGACTTCTATGTAATCAGCTCTGAATTATTCACGGTTGTTTACGATGTCACTGCTGATTTGTGGAGTCAGTGGGATACTTATTTGCTTCCCTTCTGGGTAGCTCAGAGCGGTATCCAAAACAAGGCCACCGTTTATGCAGGGGATTATACTTCTAATAAAGTGTATGAGCTGGTAGAGGGGGTAGGGGATGATGAGCTTCCTGTTGTAAGAGAGGTGTCTGGATTTATTGGTGCAGGTGCTAAACCAATTAAAATTGCAGAAGTTATCGCTTACGTAAACTCCGGTTGGTCGCCGTCGTACGACATCAACCCTACTCTTGAACTAAGGTGGTCAGATGATCTTGGATCAACTTGGTCTGATCACATTCGAGCAGAGTTAGGTGAAAGGGGGGACTACACTAGATCGGTTTCGTACAGGAACCTTGGCCTTCTTAAAGGCGCAGGTAAAGTGTTTGAATTTCGTATAACCGATATGGTCAGATTTAGAATAGATTTCTGTACACTGAACCAAAAACAAGAGTAGTGTATAATGACTGTAAGGCTTCCACGACTCCCTGTTAACTGGAGAGACCAGCCTCAACTGTTTGAGAGGTATTGGGATGAGACACTTTTTCAGCTTGAAAAAACCTTGAACTCTATCCTAGATATTCCCCTAATTCAAGAGGCTGTCGATTCTGCTCAAGCTTCTGCCAACTCTGCTCAAGCTTCTGCCAACTCTGCCCAAGCTTCTGTAGATACACAGATTGAAGAAACGAGCCTTGTGAATAGTTATGCTGAGGGTTCTTCGATTGTTTCGGCTAACTCTGCGGGCAACATCACAATTGCTACACACACTAGAAAGTACGGAGATGGGTCGTCAGTCTCAGTTACTGGCTCTACCATCAGTACAAGTGCTGTATCTGGTGATGTTGTTCGTATTTTCTATGATGACCCTACTAGGGCAGGCGGTGCTGTAACATACCAGTTCACGGTTGATCCTGCTACTGCGCCTGTTCAGTCGGGCAACAGGCATGTGGTTGGTGCTGCTTTAATACCATCTAGTGGAACTAATGCTGGTAAGGTTGTAGGCCCTCCGGGGTATATTGACATTAACCTTTTGTAGAGGATTTACCTTTGGCTACCAAACTGTATTATAACCCTTTCGTACCGGCTTTCTCTAATATTGGTGTGCCAGTTGCGGGCGCTAGGCTTTACTTTTACTACACCTCTACTAATACGCTGGCACCTGTGTATAGTGATAGCGCAGCGTCTGTACCCCTCTCTAACCCTGTTGTCGCCAACCTAGCCGGTAAATACCCAGACGTATATCTCGATGAGACTCTTATTTATAAAGTAGTCCAGTTGGATAAGGACGGTGCGGAGATCGGCGACGCTGTTGATCCTTATATTCCCGGTCAGGCACTTAAAGGTGAACCGGGTCCGGCAGGAAACGTAGCAGCGAGTCTGTCACAGCTTAAAAACCAAGACACTACTAATGTTGCTATTATTTACGACGGCTCTATCTTTGTCTGGACTCTTGGGAATTATACAGGACAAGCAAACGATGTAACAATCGTTCAAGCACTTTCAACCCCCTTGAGCACCGGGGCGTGGGTACGGTCCTCGTTTCCTTTCACTACGACTCTGTATGGGGCAAAGGGCGATAATTCTACGAATGATCGTGTAGCTCTTACTACTGCCATCACAAGCTCGGAGACACTGGGTAAGACCCTTACTGTTCCAGCCGGGACTTTCTTGGTTGCAGGCTTGTCGGTAGCTATTAACACTGTCGGGAAGCTTACACTAAAAGGTGAGGGTGTTGGTAAGACTATTATTAAAGCCACATCTCCGACAGCCTCATTTATCCGCGCCCTACACGACGTAACTTTAGAGGACATTACGTTCGACGGTTTTACGGCAACCACTGACAACAATGGTGGTAGTGTTATTTATAACCTTGACTCAACTGATAGTGGTATTACGCCCATCACAATCAGAATTATTAATTGCGAGTTTCTTAATTGTAAAGCCCCTATTAATATCGAAAGCCCCCACACTGACTGTGTTGTTGAGGGGTGCAACTTTGATACAATTGTTGGACACGGTATTCGATTTGGTACGTCAGGTTCTGCTAGTGTTAAGTGGCCAACGTGGTACAACACTAGGATTGAGAATAACACATTTACGAATATTGTAACCACAGGCGCTGGACAGAACATCTACGCAATTCTGGTTTATGGTACACACCCTTCTGTAGAACGGAATGTGATAAAAAATATCACAGGTACTATGGACAATGCAGGCCATGCTTACGAGCCTGAGGCGGGTGGTATCCATCTTCAAGCCACTAAATTCGTCATTAACAATAATGTTATTTCTGGTATTTCCGGGTCTCCTATCGTTCGTCATATTATGGCAAAAGGTGAGGTAAGTAGCTTCAATGTGTTAGTGAAGAATAACTACTGTGATTGCGGTGGTGTAGCTTTTAGTGAAGGTATTGCTGCTTATACTGCATCTGGTATTTATAGCGATAACACGGTTATTAACCCGGGGCAGGCGGCGCTACTGCAAGGCTCTGGCCTTTCGGTTGTGAGGAATATTTT